CGTCAGTAGATACGCTTTGTATTTAGCTGGGTTAGGTGGCCATTTTAAGAAAAATAAACGGCCAGTAATTAACTGCGATGCATTCATTTTAGATAGCCGCCAATACAAAAGATACATAAGGGCAAGTGTTGCAAAAACCGCATAATTGTGTAGAATAAACCTATCTATAGTAAAAAATGGATAGAAAATGACTACTAAGCCGAAAACCGGCTTTGGTCGGCCAAAAGGAACACCAAAGACCGGAGGAAGATCCGCCGGGACACCGAACAAAGCCACAAGGGAATTTAGGGAAACAATCAACAAGCTGTTAGAGGGTAATGCTGATAATGTTGCCAATTGGCTGACAATAGTGGCAGAGGGTGATTTAGAAAGAGAAATCAAGCCAGACCCCGGCAAAGCCTTAGATTTACTCGCAAAGCTGGCTGAGTTTGCCGCGCCCAAGTTGGCAAGGACTGAGCTTGTCGGGGATAAAGACAATCCGGTACAAACGATAGTCAAATGGGCGCAGGACTGACCCGCGAGATAATCATCCCTTACTCGCCAAGGGATGCATTCAAAAAGTTTCACCGAAGATCAGAACGTTGGGCTTGCTTGGTAGCACATAGACGGGCAGGCAAAACGGTGGCATGTATTAACGACTTGATACGCCGAGCGGTCGCAGAAAGCAAGACAGAGGCAAGATACGCCTATATTGCGCCTTTTTACAGTCAGGCGAAAAGCATTGCATGGGATTATTTGCTGAAATTTAGTGAGCCAGTCAGGGTAAACGCTAATGCTTCTGAATTGTGGGTAGAACTGCTGAACGGCGCAAGAATAAGGCTGTTCGGGGCAGATAACCCGGACGCTTTGCGCGGTTTGTACCTAGACGGTGTGATACTGGATGAATATGCAGATATGCGCCCAAGAGTGTGGGGCGAGATTATTAGGCCATTACTTGCCGACCGGGAAGGATGGGCGGTATTCATTGGAACACCCAAAGGTCATAACGGGTTCTATGATATTTGGCGTACCGCGCAAACTTCGGATTCATGGTATGCGGCGAGTATTAAGGCCAGTCTGTCTGGACTGCTGCCTAATTCAGAGCTAGAAGACGCAAAAAGAGGAATGACCGAAGACCAGTACGAACAAGAGTTTGAATGTTCGTTTGAAGCGGCTATATTGGGTGCGTATTACGGCAAAGAGCTAAAACAAGCCGAAGAAACTGGGCGCATTACCAGAGTGGAATATGACCCGGCGATTCCGGTATACACGGCATGGGACTTGGGTTATCACGACGATACAGCAATCTGGTTCTATCAGATAACCCCAAACGAAATACACTGCATAGACTACTACGCAGCTTCTGGGCTTTCTATTGAGGACTACGCCAGAGCAGTCAACGGGAAAGGATACAGATACGCTAGACATTGGCTACCCCACGACGCAAGGGCAAAGACGCTATCAAGCGACGGAAAGTCGATTATTGAACAACTGATACCGTTATTGGGTGGTGCTGGAAAGCTGGCGATTGTGCCAAGTTTAAGCGTACAGGACGGGATTCAGGCAGTGCGTATGATGATGCCGCGGGTATGGTTTGACCGTGAGAATTGCGGCGACGCGGTAGAAATACTCAAACAATACCAAAGGGAATGGAACGAAGACAAGAAAGCCTTTAGTGAACGACCGAGACACGATTTTTCTAGTCATTGTGCGGATGCTTTTAGGATGTTGGCACTAAGTTGGCGAGAAATTAAGCCTAAAGAACCCGAAAAACCTGCAATATTCAACATAAAAGCGCAGAACGGTGTCATAATTACGGCACCTTTAGACGAATTATGGCGAGACGTTAAACGCCATCAGGAAAGATACTAATGTCTATATTTACAGTATCAGCTACCGAAGTAGTGCAATTAGGAACTGGCGCTATTCAGCCGACAGACACATTTCAGAACGGTGTGCTTTTATCTGGTGATTTGAACAGGGCTATTGCTACAGGTGGTGACGAGTACGCTAACGGTCTTTTAATGACTGACGCGGGACAGATTCGATACTTTGATGCGACTGCTGGGCTTCCTGCTGATGTGGCGTGGTCTAACGGCTTGCCAAGAGCCAATGATGGCGCTTTGTGTGTCTCGACAGGAGCACTGGCGACATATTCTAACGGCCTGCCTATGGTGTCAAACGGCGCGGTAAGAGTGAGCATATCCCCATGATATTTGTACAAGCGCACCCACAAACCAGACCGCCAGCCATTGATAAAATTGGCGCGGTGCAATATGTCATGTGGCACCCTTTTAAATGTGACAACAAAACAGCATATTTTTTGTTCCCAAATGGCGCAGAGTTAAAAACTAGCGCATCACCCGAAAGACTAGTGACAGTTGCGGAAAGCCCACAAGAGGCGTGGTCAAAAATCATGGCCGACAAGCCGCTGCTCGAAAAATACGGAATACCCACATGAACCCAGTAGACGCAAGCACCAAATGGCTGGCTGAGTTAAAACTGGCCAAGCGCGAAGATGAAAAATTCATTGAGCGTGGCGACAAAATAATCAGGCGTTACCGCGACGACCGCAAAAACTTCACGACATACGGCAAACGATTCAATATATTGTGGTCAAACATTCAGACCATGATGCCAGCCCTATACGGGAAAACCCCTAGAGCCGAAGTGTCGAGACGCTGGAAGGATTCTGACCCTGTAGGGCGCACTGCCTCGGTGATTATAGAACGCTGCTTGCAATATGAGATTGACAAGGGCGATTTTGACGCTTCGATGAGGCTGGCCATACTTGACCGACTATTACCCGGACGCGGTACGGTGTGGGTGCGATTCGAGGAAAAAGAACTCGCCCAACCTGTTGACGCTTTGCCCGGTGTGGAAGGTGGCGAAGCACAGGTTATGCCCAATGCGCCGTATAAATACGAATGCACGCCGGTAGATTATGTCTTCTGGAAAGATGTGAGATATTCGCCCGCCAGATGTTGGGATGAAGTGACATGGATCGCACGCCGGGTGTACATGAGCCAAAATGATGGCATTAAGCGGTTTGGCGAGGATTTTAAGCAAGTTCCATTGACTCACGAGCCTGTTGGCCTTGATGAGATGGAAAAAATGGGTGTAGAAGACCTAGACGACATGAAAAAAGCCGTTGTCTGGGAAATATGGAGCAAGACGACAAAACAGGTTTTCTGGGTGTCTGAGGGATACTCTAAGACGCTGGACATTAAAGATGACCCACTCGGTTTAGATAATTTCTGGCCGTGCCCCAAGCCTTTATTTTCTACTCAAACCACCGAGACTTTAGTACCCATACCCGATTACAGCCTTTACCAAGACCAAGCCGAAGAAATTGACATGCTAACCAACCGGATAGCAATGTTAGTCGAAGCGGTTAAGGTAGTGGGTGTCTATGACGCAAGCCAGCAAAATGTACAAAGGATGCTTTCCGAAGGTGTGAATAACCAGTTGATACCTGTGGACACTTGGGCGGCTTTTGCGGAAAAAGGCGGTCTAAAAGGTGTGGTTGACTTCATGCCGCTCGATTCTGTACTCCAAGCCTTAAGAGAATGTTACGCGGCTAGAGAACAGGCAAAGCAGGTAGTGTATGAGATTACCGGACTATCTGACATTATCCGCGGCGCGTCGATGGCTTCGGAAACGGCTACCGCGCAACAGATAAAAAGCCAGTACGCTTCACTGAGACTGAAACGCCTACAGACCGAAGTTGCGCAGTTTGCTTCGGAAGTGTTAAAAATCAAATCCCAGATTATGTGCGATTTTTACGCACCCCAGACACTTGTAGAAATGTCTGGAATCATGGGGACAATGGACGCTCAATACGCAGAGCAGGCCATTATGTTGTTGAAGTCTGAGCCAGCCAGAGGGTTCAGGATTGAGGTTGCCTCTGATTCACTGGTTGAGATGGACGAAGCCAGCGAAAAACAAAGCCGGATTGAGTTTCTGGGCGCGGTGGGGCAGTTTATGGACAGAGCCTTACCCGTAACCCAACAAGTGCCAGAACTCGCTCCTTTAATGGGTGAGATGCTAATGTTTGGAGTTAGGGCATTCAAAGGCGGCAGGATGATGGAAGCTGCCTTTGATGAGGCAATGGCCAAACTAAACGCACCGAAACAACCTGAACAGCCGCAGCCAGACCCGGAGCAGATGAAAGCCGAGGCCATGATGCAGGTTGAACAAAGCAAGATGCAGTTAGAACAGGCAAAAATACAAACTCAAGGACAGATTGAGCAATTCAAGGCGCAGCAGGCTAAAGAACTGGAGCAAATGCGCCAAGAATACGAATCGGCCAGAGAACAGTTAAGACAAGAAGCCGAGACGCAACGCTTACAAATGAAAGCCCAGATTGAGGCAGACACTAAGCTACAAATCGCGCAAATTAACGCTGTGAACAGAGAGAGCGACGGAAACGAGCAAAAGTTTCAAGAAGTCGAAGAACAAATGCGTGAAATTGCAGACGTTCAAAAAATGGCGGCTTTGCAAGGCGTTCAAATGTTAGCCGATGTGGTTACAAAAATGAACAAACCAAAAAAACGCATACTTGAAAGAGGCGCGGACGGTAAAACAATGGCTATGATTGAAGTCGAAGTAGAAGAAGAAAACGACTAATGGCAGCAATTACATCAGCCGCTACCGGCCTTTGGAGCGCTACAGGAACTTGGGTAGGTGGGGTAGTTCCCGGAGAGTTTGATACCGTCACCATTGCTGTTGGTCACACTGTCACAGTGGACGGAACCTACATCGTAGGTAACGATGTGGTGGGCGGACTTGTCATCAACGGTAGGTTAAAAGCCAGCCGGACAGTTAATAGCCTACTAACGCTCAAGACTACTATTGCCAACGCCACGACGGGCGAGTTCGATTGGGGCATTGAAGGCGACATTATCCCCGCCGGAGTGACTGCCGGTATCCGCATCAACTACAGCGCCGTGATGGCGAACAACAAGTACGATATTCGGCTTGGCACCACCAATCGCTTCAATCTCATCGGGATGCGCGGCGCGAACAAGAGGCGGCATACCAAGACGACGACCGCCGTGGTGGGTGGAACCACCCTTACCTTTACTGTTGATGATGCCACAGGCTGGGCGGTGAACGACTGGATTATCATCAGTGCAGACCAGAACAGCGTCAGCACTCAGGTTGAAGCCAAGCAAATAAGCGCGATCAGCGGTAACGACATTACCGTGGCGACGGCTTGGACGAATAACCGTGCTGCTGGTGCGGTGGTAGCGAATGTCTGGAGCAATGTCTATATAGAACATTTTAACGCCGCTAATTTTGCCGTTTTCTCCATCTCCCCTAGAACAGGAATGCCAGCGAACAGCATTGACATCAAGAATGTCAGCGTCCACGGCGGTGGTACTACAGGCGACCAATCGGCTTTTGGAATCTGGAACGCCACCTACTTTGCCAATAGTACCGCGGTTTTTCGCGATGGCGTAGTTGAGCGATGCGCCGCGACTAATCTGCGGCGAGACGGGACGTTACCGACGATTACATCCGGTGCCGGGCAAGGCTTCGGAATGGCTTTTGCTGCCATCGAGTTTGAGTTTCTGGAATGTGTGGTGGCGGTTCGTGCCAATACAACTTTTGGCTCGGCCTATCGCACGGCATCAAATGCGATTGGCGTAGGCTTCCGGAGCTGCTGCTCACTTAATGTCCACCAATCTTTTTTAGCCAATTTCAGTGAAGGCGGACAGGGCATTCAAATAAACGACATGGTGGTGCGGAACGCCACAATCGTATCTGTCGTCTCGCCCGGAAACGCAATCACTTGGAACAACGGCGACCTAGACCGTTACGACCGGTTTGCCGCGCCCGGCGCCGGAAGCATTATCGTCAATGGCACTAACTTCGGCACTAATAACCCCGGCTTTATCGGCAGCACTTTGTCCACGTCGCTCGCGTTGCAAACTTGCGTAATAAACAACTCGACCGTGGGGACAATGCAGTTGTTCGGCTCAATCTTCACGACTGGTCCAGCTAACCCGTTGGCCGAGTTCTCTTTCGTCAATAAAAATTCCGACGTGACGCTTCAAGAAATCCAGACCGCGCGCGGTTTCATCGCCCGCGACAACGCCGTCTCTAAGCGCAGCACGTCCTCTGTTCGCTTTCAGCCGCAACGTGCTAACGTGGCGCATGGACGGACTTACCTGCTTGCAGGTGCTTCGGCTGGGCAAGCCGTGACGGTGCGCGGCAGCCTTCGCTTTGATACAACCTATGGCACGGCAACGCCACCATCGGTGACACTCTCAGGACAAGGCAGCACCCCTGCAACCTTTACCGCCCCTGCTACGGCTAATGCTTGGCATGACTTCAGCCTGACAGTAACACCGACACTAACGGGTGATTTGTCTCTGGCCGTGACTGGCACAAGCGCAGCGACCACTGGCAATTATTATTTTGATGGGGTGGTTATTGCGCCGTTTATCGTGGCAGCACGGCACTACGGGTTCTTGTATAACAACGCGGTATTCCAGACTGTTGACCCGGTTATTACCGTGAGCAACGAAACCACAGTCGGGGCTTATACCGGAATCGCAATTAACCACGGCACCCAGACCGTCACACTGACGGTAAGCAGGAGTTTTGCAGAGTTCTACGACTACTCGCAATGGAATCTTGGCCAGACCGCCAACCTTACTGTTCCTGTTTATTTGTCTGGCACTCTGGCCAACCTATCATCGGCCTACAACATTGTCGTTGATGGTGTGGCATTTACTGGCGCTGGAAACAATTTGACGCTAGGCACGGGACGGAGCATCAGCTTTATCAATGGCGGTTCCTGCACGGCGCGTTTGTCTGGTGCGGTGGTTTTCAATGCGCCCGCTACCATCACGCAAGCCTTCGGCACGGCCACCATTACCTTCACCGCTGGCGGCACCTATGATTTGCGCGGCAATTCCATCACCGGCACGCTGACCTTCGTCAACACATCGGGCAGCCCTGTGACTGTGCGGATTGATCCGGGCGTGAGTTTTGTAAATTCTGGGCCAAGTTTAACGGTGGACAATTCGCCGCCGCCTGTTTATCAATCGGTTACAGTAACCAATGGCGTAGCTGGTTCGCGCTTGCTGATTCAAGACATTACAACCCCGGCCAGCCCGGTGACTCTGTATGCTGGAGTTCCGGCATCGTACCCGCATACTTGGACTGACGCTGTAGCTTATGTTGCAGACCGTGATATTCGCGTTCGTGCAGCGTATCAGTCCGGTGCTAGCGCTAAGCTGTTTGTCGATGAAGCAGTCGGCACGGTGACGCTGACCAGCCCGGCATTGTCTTACCGACTCAATCAGCAAGACGATACCGTTTATCAGGCTAATGCAATAGACGGTTCAACAGTCACGGGCATCACCATTGATGACCCGACGATGCTGATTAACGTGTCAACGTCAACGATTAGTCTGCCTTCAATATATGCCTACGAGACATACTGGCTGGCTACGGCGGCGGGTATTATTGACGAAGGCCGAATCATTAACGCAACAGATACCGCGAACTATGTATTCAGGGGCGGATGGAAAATCAAAAACACTAGCTCCCCATCAGCACCACTGACCATCACGGGCGGCTACATGGTGGATGCTGCTACCGGAACAGCTATTTCACTGATTGATACAACGGGCGGCACTATCTTTTTGGCACCCATGCACGTCGTACCTTACGCGACTGGTTCAGGTGTGACAGCACAAGACAAACTGGACATAGCGGCGGCCACACTGACCGCGGCACAAACAGCACCCATTCAGGCAGACATCCGAAAGGTTAATGGCTACACGGTAGATGGGCAAGGCACAGATTCTGACCCGTGGGGACCCGTTTAATGGCTTCGGCATGGGGCAACTCATGGGGTAAAGCGTGGGGTAATTCTTGGGGTTCAATAAGTACCTTTGATTTTGGCGGTGTTTACGCTGATTTTTGGCGTAAAAAGTGGAAAAAACAGTGGGAACGCAAAACCCCGACGCTTGAAGAAGTCATAGAGTTTATTGAAGAAGAGCCTGAGCAAGCCATAGAGGTAGCGGCAACTGTTGCACCAAAATATGCACAAATTCAGCCAGAAACGCTCAAAATTAACGAAAAACTGGCAGAAAACATAGCAAGACAGATATTAGTTGCAATAAAAATACAACAGATTAGAATCGCGCAAGAGGAAGAAGATATAGAAACCCTATTATTGATAGCCTAAGACTATGCCCAGACAAAGATACATACAATACAACGGCGAACTGATACCCGCCGAAGAGTTCTACGCAAGAGAATATTCCGCGCCGATGATAATGCCGGACATACAGCCCTATCAAAGCCAAGCAACTGGCGAGATGATTACCAGCCGAAGCCAGCACCGTGAACATCTAAAACGTCACGGATTGATCGAAATCGGAAACGAAATCGACCACCACATGAAACAGCAACGCCGTGACGACCGGGAAGCCCGGCGCAGGACTATTGCCGAAGTATTGAACTCAAAAGGTTATTAACCAAGGAAAAACTATGCAAACCATAGCCGAAGCCCTAGAAAGCGCACTCGAACAACACGAAACGACAGAGGCCGAAGCCGCGCCAGAAGTTGCCCCCGAAGTAACCACAGAAGTAACTAAAGAACCGAGAGCCAGGTCAGAGGATGGCAAGTTTGCCAAGAAAGAACCCGAAGTCGCGCCGGAACCAGAACCCGCCCCGCGCAAAGCCCCGTCAAGCTGGAAACCTGCAGCACAAGAAGCTTTCCTAAAGGCTGACCGCGGTGAGGCATTGACGACTGAGGAAATCAAAATACTCACCCAAGAAGCCGAACGGCGCGAATCTGACTTTCACAAAGGCGTTTCAGAGTTCAAAAGCCATTCTGAAAGAGCGAAAGCTTATGATGCTGTAATAGCGCCATATCAGCAACATTTACAGCGTTTAGGCGTGGATGCTCCGACCGCCATAAATGCTTTGATGCGTGCCGACATGACGCTGAGAACGTCAGACCCAGTGACAAAGGCGCAGTATTTTGCGCAACTGGCAAAAGAATACAACATCGACTTAAATCAGGTTCAAGAACCGCCCCAAGTTGACCCTCAAACTCAATATTTAATGAACGAGCTACAGGTGTTGCGTAATCAGCAACAAATGTGGCAAAATCAGGCTAGGCAACAGGAACAAGCAATGGCGCACGAGCAGTTGGCGTCATTTGCTACACCTGACCGCCCGCACTTTGACGCAGTGCGTAATGAAATGGCAACTCTGCTGGAAACCGGCAGCGCCAAGGATTTACAAGAAGCGTATGAAATGGCTGTCTGGATGCGTCCCGACATCAGGCAATCCCTGTTAGATCAGCAACGCGCCGAAGCTCAGAAAAAAGCACTAGAACAAGCCCAAGCTCAAAAGGCGAGAACCGCCGCAGTGAGTGTAAAAGGCTCTAGTCCTGCTTCCTCTGGGGTTCAGCCCGG